AAAAAGGGGCGCAAATAAGACGGACTTGAATCTCACGTTCATATATTTGCTCCAAGAGTACGAAAAGATCACGGGCATCAAAACCAAACCAAACCGGGAGGAACTATGAAAAACAACCAAGCACCAGCGGAGGTGGCAAAGATGTTGCGCCTCATCAAGTGCATTGCAAGGCACACGGCTGACAACCCCATCAAGGCACAATCAATCTGTGACGATATAGGAAACATCACAACAAGGGAAATATCCACCCTTGTCAATGTTGCCACGAGCGAGGGTTTCCGTATCTGCTCCGGCTCGTTGGGCTACTACTACGCACGGACAGAGCAAGAGTTCAAAGACCACTTGAGGAAAGAGAGGGAGAGGGGTATTGAGTGCATTAAGAAGGCGGTGGCGGCTCAACGTAACTACTTCAACCATCCAAGTCTGTTCGATCAGGTTATACAGGTTGAACATTGAATCTTCAAAGTGTATATGCTAATAAATCACGCGCGAATCTTAGCTTTTAGGTAAAGCGGATTACGTTTCGCTTTACACAAGTATATGAATGTATATCAAGCTATACAGAAGTTAAAATAAGCAATTCCTTATTTTAAGGAGAATGAAATGAAAAACGGCGAATTGAGAGAAAAAATAATGAGATATATGAGCACAGCATTTTTTGTTTCACTGTTCGTTCTTTTGGGGATTATCGTCTATGGCTGGGGTAGGGAGGCGAAACAATATAAAAATATACGCCTCCATGTTGATGATGCGCGAGTAGGAATGTCAATGAATTATCTCAAAGATAATGTCAAAAGCTACTTAACTGTCAGAAAACTTGAGGAAACAACAGAATACACAAAGTATCTTGTATATGATACCTACGTCACGGTGAAGAATGATACCATCGTCGCCATTTGGCGAAAAAGGTGAAGGAGAATGAAATGAACCAGCCAACAGGGTCAACGCTGTTGATAGAAAATATCCACTGTTGTAAGTGGAGAAAAATAATAGATACACTCCACGAGGGATGGGAGAGATGGCAGAGCGAGTGTGGTAAGGACTACGACTTTTTCTATGGGAATCCAAAAGAATTCACTTTCTGTCCCTTCTGCGGGAAAAAGATAAAGATTTAGGAAGGAGAATGAAATGAACGAAAACTACGAAGCCGAGGGGTATTGCTATTGGGGTATTCCAGACCATTGGGTAGTATATTATGAGGAAGCTCCAGATACACGGGGTTATGGTCTAACGAAAGCGGAAGCGATTGCAAACCTCGAAGAACAATGAAGAATGAAATGGCAACAAGAGGTAGCGGAAAGTGCTACCTTTTGCAACTGACAGACGCTTGAAAGGATAAAATAATGAAAAAGCTATCTGAGGAACAAGTAGAAAAACTGCAAATGATGTTTGGGCTTGTGGGCATAGTAATCATGGTTGCCTTCTGCTCATACATAGCTTCCTACTTGCCAACTCCCGTAGCCATTATTGGCTACATCCTTTCGGGGATATTGGGGGTAGTAGGAGGAATTTTGTTCATCCTTTGGGTTTTTTGGGGCGATTGATGGAGGATTGTAGCTTCTTAGACGTGATGAGATGCTGGAGCGTCGAGGAAAAGCGGGCGTTCCTTGCGTCTGAGGAGCTTTGCTATGACCCGCTTTATCAACCAAGCATGGACACGGCTTGGCATTTTTGGCAACAAGATAAGTATATTGAATCCCGCAGGCTTTATGAACGACTTAAGAAAGGATTAAATAATGTATAAGTATCTATTGGAATACTCCAGAGGGTTCACGTATCCACTATCTCATTCGTTCTCAATGTGGTTTGATAGCATTGAGGATGCGTGCAACTACATTGACAAGGAATTTAACTTCGAGGGCAAGGATGGGTTCATCCGCAATGTGAGGGAGCGGGGAGAGGGTGCATATTTTTGGATTGAGCCGGAAGCGGATTTTTCATCGTCAATAGGTGTTACGAGATTAAAGAAAGGATAAAACAATGAACAAAGTATTTCTTTTGGGACGTGCCGGGAAGGATGCGGAACTGCAAGTATCCACATCCGGGATCTCTGTGTGCAAAGTTACCCTTGCAACCTCTGAGAAGGTCAAGGGGGAGGAAAGAACAGAGTGGCACAGGGTCACGTTCTTCGGTAAGACCGCAGAGATCGCCGGAACTTACATTAAGAAGGGTAAGCAGGTCTTGATCGAAGGCAGAATCCAATACGGGAATTATGAGAAGGAAGGTGTAAAACATTACACCACAGACATCATTGCAGATCGGCTTACGCTTTTAGGGAACAAATCAGAGGGCGGAGGGGAAGAAAGTGCAATAGAAAGCACGGAAGCGTTGCCGTTCTGAGTACATAAAAAAAGCCCCCTTTCGGGGGCTTGGGGATTGTTGAAGGTGACTAATTCACGAACTCAAACTTCCTCGCCCCCGCCTGCTCAAGCCATGCGTCCCCGCTATTTCCGCCATAGGGATAGTCTGGCTGGTATTCGGCAGACTGTTCGATGATGGCGTTCTCATCGGGTTCTTCGCCGTTCTCGCAGCCATAAATTAATATGGCGCGGTATTTACCCTCGGCATCCTCTCGATGCCGAACCTCGCTCTCCCATTGATCAGAGAGGAGATCAACCACTTTGCGGATTTGTCCGCAATGGTATCCCTTGCTTTTCAAATCCCTAATAACCGCCCCTGCGGTTACCGTGAGCGGGTAAATCTCCCACCCACTTTTCGGTAGGGGATATGCCTCCCCACGCCGCAGGACATAGAGATCGATGTCCCACCCATCTATTGTGATGAGATAACCCTTGCGGGACATTTTGAAAAATACCTCGCCCTTGACGAGGATGAATTGGTTTGGGTGCCGGATTGAGTTTTTCATGGGCTTTTGGTGTTCCTCCTTTAGTTTGGTGTTTGGTTCACCAGAAGTATATGATATTTTTTAATACTTGTCAATAGCTGGGAGTATAATTCTTAAACTATTTTTTGTAGAGGCTATGCCCATCCGTGATATACCTCTACGATACCCCTAAATCGCTCATATAAGCCCGCCACACCCTCCAAAACCCACTTACCCCTGCCGGATTACCCTCAGACCCTAAAAACCCCGTATAGGCGTTTTAATCGCTTTTTAGCTTAATGATGTAATATACTTAGCGGTAAATCCCCTAATTGTTTGACAGATGACTATGCCTGTGAGTATATTCGCAACTGTATGGCGAAAACCGGCAGACCACGAATAAAGATTGATTGGGGGTTGCTTGATGACCTCTGCGGAATCCAATGCACTCAAGAGGAGATCGCAGCGGTTCTGCATTGCTCCGCTGATACGATTGCCCGCGCGGTTGAAAGGGAAAAGGGGGTTTCTTTTGCGGAATACTTTGAAGAGAAAAAGGGACTCGGCAGGGTTGCGCTCCGCAGACTGATGAGACAACACGCTCAAAACAATGTAGCGGCTGCAATCTTCCTTTCAAAGAACGAACTCGGTATGAGCGATGTGCAGAGGGTTCAACACACCGGAGATATGAAAATCACACATGAACAATTCAGAGAAGAACTCAGCCAAGCTTTTGGCAGGGAGTTTGGTGGAGGTCTGTCTGGAACGGCTGTATCCGTATCAGGTGAAATTCTTGAGGGATCAGAGCCGGTTCAGGATAGTCAATAAGGCGAGGCAGATTGGATACTCGTTCACCATTGGGCTGGAAGCTGTTATCGGGGCGGGAATCGGCAATAGGGACCAGCTACTTGTTTCTTCTTCGGAGAAGAACGCCGCTGAAGTCTTGGACAAATGCAGGAAGTGGGCGCGGGTCTTACAGCTTCCGCTTGAAAAAGATTCTTACGACAAGATCGAGTTCGTAAATGGGAAAAAGATACTCTCTCTCGCGCAAAATCCTGATACTGTTCGCGGTTATTCTGGGGATGTGTATCTGGATGAGTTCGCACATCATAAATTCAGCGAAGAGATTTTTCGCGCCACTTTCCCGATTGCTACGCTTGGCTTTCGGTTCACTATCATTTCCACCCCCCTCGCGAAAAGTGGAAGGTTCTATTCCCTCTACAACGATACCGGAGTCTATTCTAACTACTCGCGACATAGAACAACAATTATCGAGGCAGTTCAGCAGGGTCTCAGAGTGGACATCGACTCCATCAGAAACGCCATTGATGAGGAAACATTCAGACAGGAATACCTCTGCGAGTTTGTCGATGAATCGACCGCATATTTTCCTTACGAGTTACTACTCAGTAATACCGGAGACTCAGCAGATTCAATGTTGGATGGAGCAACAAACTACATTGGAATTGACATTGGAAGGCGAAATGATAGAACGGCAATTGTCGTATTGTCTCAACTGAATGAAGGTCTTACTGTGAGCAAGGTTGAGGTATTAGATCGGATGGAGTTCGCGAAGCAAAGGGAAGTGATACGTCAGGTGGTTCAAGGGTATGGCATACAAGGCGGAGGTATCGATGCTTCCGGGCTTGGGATGCAGATGGCGGAGGAACTCAACCAGGAGTTTGCATGGCTCGAACCGGTATCATTTACCAATGCAATCAAAGAGACGATCGCCGTTACCGTCAAGCGCAAGTTCGAGGAACGGAGATTGACGATTCCCAACGATAAGAACCTAATCAGCGACATCCACAGTATCAAGCGGAGTGTGACTCAATCTGGCAATATCCGCTTTGATGCGGAGAGAACCTCACAGGGTCACTCAGATAGATTCTGGGCTTTGGCATTAGCTGTTTATTCAGCAACTAATCCGGTCTATGCGCCGGAAGTAAGGTTTATTTGATATGGACATACTCTCTCGAATTAAACTTGGTTGGGATGTAATCAGGGGAAAACAACTTCCCGCGCCACATCCTTTAGTCTATGGGATGGAAGGTTATCAAGGCACATGGGGTCTCAGAGACAAACAGGGTGACGTTGCCGCCATGCTGGATAGTTACCATTCGTGGGTCTATGCTTGTGTGCATCTCAGGTCCCAGAACGTAGCAAGGGCGACATTCAGACTATACGCACAGAGGGGCAACCAAGAGCCAAGAGAGATCGAAGAACATCCCTTTTTAGATATGCTATGGAAAGTCAATCCCTTTGAGACTCAATACAATTTTTTGTTTAGGACACAGGCAAACCTTGACTTGACCGGAAATGCGTATTGGTATGTAGCAAAGAATCAATTAGGCGTGCCTGCGGAGCTGTGGCTACTTCCAACGGATAAGGTCACGATAGTTCCTTCGCGTAGTGATGTGATAAGCCACTATGAACTATCGAACTACAAGGACACGGTGAACTTTGACCCTGAAGAGATCATCCACCTCAAATACCCGAACCCTGCTGACTTCTTCTACGGAGCAAGCCCTTTGATGGCGGCGATGTATGCTGCGGATATAAACGAGTTCCAGCATCAGTATCAAAGGAATATGTATAAGAACAACGCCGTCCCCCCATTTGCACTCAAGACAGATCAGAAGTTAGATGAGCGTTCTTTCCAGCGCCTCCGGGACGGCTGGCATCGGCGGTACGGTGGGGCCGATGGCGACAAGTTGGCTGTCCTGGAGGCAGGGCTTTCCATTGAGAAGATCGGGGTTTCTCCTTCCGAGTTGGATTGGATGCAGACGAACAGAGTAACGAGGGATGAGATATTTGCCATTTACGGAATCCCTGCGAGCAAACTTGGTCTTGTTGAGGACGTGAACAGGGCAAATGCAGAGGCGAACGATTACACCTTTTCAGCAAATGTCCTTGAACCCATCTTGACAATGTATGATGAAACAATGACAGAGAACATCGTGGGGCTGTATGATGAATCCCTCTACGTGGTGCATGATTCCACAATCAGAACAGATGAGAGAGACAAGGCGGAGATCAGCAGAATCAGAGTTGAGGCGGGATTGACTACACCCAACGAAGAGCGTGAACTATTAGGATTTGACCCCATCGAAGGCGGGGATGAATTACGGAAGGAGAAACCTAAGAATGAACCAAATGAATAAGTTTATCAGTAATGCAATAATCAAGGAACTGAACGAGAAGGAGCGGTCCATTGTCCATTTCATCAGTACCGAAGATGTGGACCGGCATGGCGATGTGGTCCGGGCGGACGGGATGGACCTGTCCAACTACAACGGCACGGTCTTGTTCGGACACAACTACAACAGCTTTCCTGTGGGTAAGAATTTGTGGATTAAGGTTGTAACAGACCCCAACGGACAGAAGGGCATCCTTGCCAAGACAAGGTTTAACAAGACCCCTGAGGGTGAAATCTCTTGGGAACTGTTCAAGGATGGAGACCTCAATAGCTTCTCAATCGGCTTTTTGCCTTTGGAGTATAACGACATCGAGACGGGGTATGAATTCACCAAGTGGGAGCTGTTAGAGTATTCAGTTGTTCCCGTTCCGGCAAACCCAAGAGCAAGGGTCATGATGCTGGAGAAGAGCGTCAATGCAGATGAGCGATTCAAGGCGGTCATCAACGAACAAATCAAGGAGTTTGAAATGGAAGATCTGAAAAAGAACGTCAATGAACTTGGCGAAGTGGTTGAGGCGTTGAAAGAGAAGATTGCCAAGATGGAAGAACAGCTTGCGGAGTTGGAGTATGTGATTCGTGAGGATGAGGTCACAGAGGAAGAGTGGGAAGCGCAAGCAATAAACGGAAAGAACGTAGATGAAGATTTTGACCCGAAAGACCCGGCAGGGATCGTAGGGCTATCCCTCGAAGATAAGCAGCGCATTGTCAGAGAGGCGGTGCTCGGAGCGATTAGTCAGGTACGCGGCAAAGTATAAACAACAATTAACTATAAGGACTCCTAACATGGAAGAAAACAAAGTTGTATTAACAATGCAGGAAATTGCCGAAATGCAGCGGCAATCACTCCTTGGCATGATCAAAGAGCTGGGGCTTGACAAGGTTGATCGCAAACATGGCATCATCCCAGACGGTACGGAAAAAGAACAGAAGGAACTCTCAGTCAATGAGCGTTTCCCGAAGTTCCTCAAAGCGGTTCTGAATCGCTCTAGTTTCGATCCCGTTACCAAAGCCACCTTGGTTGAAGGTTCTGGTAGTGGTAGCTATGTCGTGCCGGTTGAGTATGCGAATTTCATCGCCACGAAGATCGGACAGTACGGGGTTGCCCGTAGATATTGCCGGGTGCTTCCGATGACCTCCTCCTCAATGAAAATCCCCGATCAGACTGCGACCATCACGGTCACGGTGCCGGGCGAAAACACGGCTTACTCAGAGCTGCAACCGACTCTGCTTCAAAAGACTCTGACGCTCAAAGCCATCGGTGGAATCTCCCCGATGTCGAACGAGCTGTTGGCGGATAACAATGTCGGACTGCTGGACTTCTTCGCTCAGATTTACGGCGAG